GCTGCTGGACTGACGGTCATTGGTATTGCCGGAGCCGTCCTTACACCGGTTATTCCGTCATTGCTAGGTCTTGGAGCTGCGCTTGTTCTAATCGGTGGTGGTCTAGCTCTAGCTGGAGTAGGTGTCGCTGGGATTGGCATTGGTCTAGCAGCAATCGCCGCATCAGGCTCGGCTGCTATCGCGGTTCTTATCGGAGCTCTCATGCAGCTCGCCGAGAAGATTCCGGAAGTTGCTCAGAAGACAATCCAGGGTGCTCTGGCGATTGCCAACCAGCTTGCTGCCGTTGCTCCGAAGTTCGTCGATGCAATTGTCAAGATTCTCAACAGCCTTGTAGATGCGGTCATCAAGATCATGCCGAAGCTCATGGAAGCTTTCCAAGTTATCTTGAATGCCGCAATAACTGTTATTCGAAACAACGAGTCGAAGATCATCCAGGCAGGATTCAACCTTCTTCTTGCCTTGCTCAAGGGTTTGAGAGACAATCTTGGGCCTCTTGTCAGTGCAGTAACGGATATTATTACCAAATTTATCACCGAGGTATCGCGTAATCTTAACAAAATTCTTACTGCTGGTGAGAATCTCCTTCTGCAATTCATCAAGGGCATTCTTACAAAGATTACAGATGTTGCCAGCGCCGTAGTCGATATTATCACCAAATTTATCACTACTATTGCCAGTCAGTATGGACGACTTATCGCAGCCGGTGTTTCAGCACTTGTACAATTCCTTAGCGGTATCGCGAATGCTTTGCCTAAGGTGATTTCAGCGGCTACGGACGTGATTATCAACTTTATAACGGGTATCAGTAATGCTAGTGGCAGAATAGTCACTGCAGCAGTTACGGCAATGATTACTTTTATCAATACGATCGAGCAACAATCGGTCAGGTTGATCAATGCAGGTATGCAGGCAATCATCAATTTCCTGAATGGTATAGCTGCTGGGATCAGGGCTCATTCAGGTGAGATGCGTGCTGCCGGTTTCAATGTCGGAATGGCGATTATCGACGGTATGACTGGAGGACTTCTCAGCAAGGCTCAAGGTATGTATAACCAGGTATCAAGCATTATGGGCCATGCTATGAGCCTCTTCCATAAGATTCCAGGTGTTCATTCGCCGTCGACAGTGACATACGATGTTGGTGAGAATATTATGCTTGGATTGATCAAAGGGTTGGATCAAAATACTAACCAAGCCTATGCTTCGGCTGTTGCTGCGTCTCAGACTGTCATCAACGGATTCAACGATACATTCGAGACGCACTCTCCGTCCAAGGTTATGTATCGGATTGGTCAGTTCGTCGGTCAGGGATTCGCTCAGGGTCTCAGAGGCTCTTCGGATGATATTCGTGGCGCTTTTACCGATCTGAACACCAAATTGTCGGATGCGATGCGCGATGCTCGAGAAACGATCAAAACCGAGTCGGAGAAGCTCCAACAAGCTCAGTCGGACGAAGCCGATAAGATCGCCGAGATTAACAAGAAGAAATACAAGCATGAGGCGGATAGGGTCGCTGCAATTCAAGCAGTACATCAGCAATATGCCGATACTATCAAGAAATCCGAAGAGCTCATCGCAGAAAATCAGAGCGTCTTGGATCGTTCGGCAGCTGCTCGTACTACTTTAACGAAGAGTCTTCAGGACGAAAAGAGAGAACTCATCGGTTTGGCGAACGAGTATGATCGGACTGCTACTAAGCTCGAGTCTGCAAACAAGAAACTTGAAGATTTGAGAAAGCAGCGTTCGGACTTCATCTCGAGTACTGAAGAGCAATATGCAGCTGCTCCTGACATCAGTGATCCGATGACCAAAGAGATCAAAGATGCTAGGGATAAGATAAACTCAGCCAAGGAAGCTTTGAAAGAAGCCAAGGGCGCGGTCGAGCCCGATATGGCGGCGATCGACGCTGCTCACGTTGCTGTTCTGGATGCACAACAGCAATTCGACGATCTGGTCGCCGGTAAGGTGCTGAATGCCAAGGGTACTGGGGTAGACCTGTTGGCAACGTATGTCCAATCGCTCAAAACTCAGACGACAACAGTTGCTGCATATCAGTCTACACTTCAGCAGTTGAGAAAGCTCGGTCTCGACGACGTGACCTATCAGAAACTTCTCTCTGAAGGTCCAACCGATCAGAGATTTGCCGAACAGTTGCTTTCAGGCGGTAAGACAGCTGTCAATAGCTTGAATACTCTTGATTCGCAACTTACTTCTGTCTCGCAAACTCTTGCCACAAATGCAGGTAACAATCTCTACAACGCCGGTATCCAAGGCGCTCAGGGAATTGTCAAGGGTTTGCAGTCTGAAGAGTCGAACATCAAGAAAGAGATGGCCAAGATTGGTCGTCAGATGATCGCTGCTTTGAAGAAAGAGCTCAAGATCAAGTCTCCTTCAGAAGAATTCGCTGAGATTGGTAAATTCTCGATGGAAGGAATGGCCAAGGGATTCACCGATTCTACGAAAGTCGTTGCTGATGCCGTGGACGGCGCTGCCAAGGACGCTATAACGGCGATGAAACGATCTATGAGTGGTATTTCAGACAGTATGGCCGCGGAAATCGATCCAAATCCTGTTATCACCCCAATCTTAGATCTCAGTCAAGTTCGAACCCAAGCTCAGGAGCTATCGGCATTGACGAACACAGTGCCGATTACCGCTGCAGCCTCCTATGGTCATGCTACCAGTATCTCTGCTTCGACACCCACCACTCAAGCCGATGGAACAAATGTTTCCACACCTGCCACATCGGTGACATTCGAACAAAATAACTATTCTCCGGAGGCTTTGAGTGAAGTAGAGATTTACAGGCAGACCAAGAATCAGATATCGCAGCTCAGAATGGCGCTCGCTCTCAACTAACTCTACGGGCCCTCTCCGGAGGGCCTAAGGAGGTTTAAGTGTTAACCGAAGTCAAAGCATACAGCTCGTGGGCTTCTGCTCCTACTCTTCTTCTCGACCAGGATGGCAGACCTGAAACCGATCTGGTGCAGATTCGTAACATCGATGGACTGGAACCGGTAAAGGCTTCGGTAAATACCTCCTTATTCGGATCCGTTGACGGAGCGGCCTATACAGGTGCCAGTGTTCCAGGTCGGAACATCGTCCTTACAATTCATCCAAACCCTGATTGGCATACCTGGAAATACGAGGATCTTCGGAAGCTTATCTACGCTTATTTCATGAGCAAGCGTCCGGTACGTCTGGTGTTCTATAGTGATGAGGATCCTCCTGTAGAGATCCTGGGAATCGTCGAGAGTGTGGACAACAGCATCTTCAGTAAGGACCAGGAATTCAACGTTTCAGTTATTTGTCCTGATCCGTACTTCATCTCGATAGATCCAAAGGTCATCACCGGTCAGACAATACGTTCTGGAGGTGCTCCGGCAACAATTACATACAACGGAACAGTCGAAACAGGGTTCAGAGTCAAAGTCTCCTTCTCTTCAGGAACAGCTCCTACCACTATCGGCATTCAAGTCGGGGATCCGAAGGTAAGTTACTTCAACCTGACGGCTACAGTCGGTTCTACTCTCTATCTCGACATGAGCTCAGTAGCAATGCAGAAGTACATTCAAAATGTGAGTATTGGGACAGGTGTGATCACGAATCTCCTCTCCAAGATGCAAGAAGGGTCGACATGGCCTGTTTTTCAACCGGGAGATAATCATTTCTCCGTGATCACCGATCAGGGTGTTCAGGATTGGGAGCTTACGTTCTATGAACGCTTCGGCGGGCTATGATGCAGCCCTATACTCTCGATCGAGGATTTCACAAGCAGGACATGATCGACGAATTCTATTCGATTATCTGGACCGAGCGATACTACGGTGACAGTGAAATCGAGATGGTTGTCGAGCCGACAAGTGAGATGATCAAGAAGCTGGTTCCAGGGACGTTTCTCGGTCTTGAAGGATCCCGGAAGACGATGATGCTCGAGACGTTCGATATCCAGCCGGAAAGTCTTAAAGTAACGGGTATCTCTCTTCTCAAATGGCTCAACAACCGATTCATTCGAGTCTCTGCATCACATGAGGACAAATACTGGTACATTGCTGGTCAACCTCCTGGGCAAGTACTTTGGACGATCGTCTACTACATGTGCTGCCAGGGAAGTCCGTATCTAAATGGTGTGAATCCTATCGGAATCCCCAATCCGCAGCAATTCGTCATTCCAGGATTAGGTTTGAAGGATTATGACACTGCTGGGGGAAACATTAGTGTGGGAGTACCGTACGGACCTGTCTATGATGCTCTTCGAGAGATTGCCACCACCTATCAGGTCGGAATGGAGATCACGCTGGAATCAGTGAGTGATACATCGTTCACTCTCGGTTTCAGGAGTTATCGAGGATTGGATCGCACCAGTGGACAGAGCACGAATTCCGTCGTTCGCTTCTCTCCACAAATGGACTCGTTCACGAACATCAAAGAGCTCCAATCAATCGCTTCGTTCAAGTCTTTGGTCTATGCGTTTGCACCTTCGTTCACACCACAAGAAGGTCAACCAGATTTAAGGACTGCAGCGGGAGTAAGCGCCATGTCTGATGTCAGTTACAATGGATTCGACTTGCGCGCGCTCATGGTGTTCTCAGAAGACATTACGACCGACATGGTGCAAGGAAGTGCAACAAATCTTCTCAACATCTTGAACAGCCGGGCATATGATGCTCGTACGGACCATCGATTTGTCAAGGCTGTCGATGGAGAGATCGTCCCACAAAACCAGTTCAAGTACGGAGTGCATTACAATCTCGGAGATGTCATCGAGGTACAAGGAAACAGCGGTGTTGTCCAGAGCTCGAGAGTCACTGAGTATATTCGAGCACAGGATTCATCCGGAGAAAGAGCATATCCTACAGTGGCAGTGCTTGCTTAAGGGGGAGAATTGACGTCATTTCAATGGGCCTTGGTTTCTTTTATCGTTGGGTTCATGGTCGGATTCGCTGTTAAAAGATGGCTCACTCATCGCAAAGCTTATGTAGGCACTATTCTCATAAGTCATGAGGATGAGAAGACGTTATATTCTCTGGAACTAGACGACTATCCTGAAAAAATCGCGCTGAAGAAGGAAGTAGTCTTCAAGGTCGATACGACTCCCGATACTCTCGATCGCGATTGAAACATTGCGTATAATAGAAACTCTAGTAAAGGAGCGTAATGTTCTTACGGCCGAAAGTAAGTAGTCCGGTCGAACTGGAACTCGCCAGCTTGTTTCGTGAGCTGAAACATAACGCTGTTGATTCCAAGGAATACGCCACGATCCTTGACCATATCGTGACCTTGCACGGCTTGCAGAAAGATGAAGAAACTACAGGCGTGAACAAGAACACGTTGGTATTGGTCGCTGGCAATCTCCTGGGGATCTTCATGATAATCAGACACGAGCATGTCAACGTCGTGACATCCAGGGCGATCAGCCTGTTGACAACGCCGAAGTGACAGAAGTTTCTTGAAGAGATTCGAGATATGGGGGGCCGCAAACGTGGCCCTTCATATTTTTCTGTCGTATGAAAAACATCTCCTATAATGAAACCTATCAAAGGAGTTGTATGGATATCAATGATGAGACACTCGTCAAGATCTTTGAAAGTCTCATGAGCGGAGAACCAGTCACTTTCGGAACAGTCACAGGTCGAATTCCTCTCGTTGAAGTGAACGAGAAGGACGAGACCGTGGTGCATTTCGAAGTGACTATCGAAGACGCTCCCGAGCCTCTCAGAGCAACACTGATCGTCCACAAAGAAGAATCCAACAAAGTTTGATAGATTCAAAAAGGAGAGTCCTAACACGGATTCTCTTTTTTCATCCTGAAAAAACCCCGGGGGAAAATTTCTGCCCAAGTCGCAGTTATTACTTCGCTTATAATGAAACCTATGAAAGGAAGAATTCATGATTTATCTGAAACTCATTGTGGCCAAAATCCTGCATCCCAGGACTCAGGTTCGCATCAAGAGACTTCGGAATCAAGACGTGATTATGTACCGTCCTAGGTAATTCAAGAAAGGGGATCCTACCAGGATTCTCTTTTTTTCCCTGCAAATCGCAGGATTTACTGGGTCTATAATGAAATCTAACAAAGGAGTAATTATGAATTACGGACTCGGAAAGTTCGCCATCGATTGTGCCCTGACCTTCATCACAGGAGGGTTCTGGCTGATCTGGGTGTTCGTCCGCGAGATGCGTAAGCGTAATACCAGCTTTGCCTAGTTTCAAGAAGGAGAGTCCTGACACGGATTCTCTTTTTTCTCGCAGAATTTACGGGGTGTATAATGAAACCCACTACAAGGAGTCATCATGTTCAAGAAGTTGAAAAGGATTAGGCGCCGTGAGCGCGTTTGGCAAATTCTGAAAGAAAGAAACCCAGAGTTGACCAAGGAGCGCTTCGACGCCGCCTACGACAACATCAACTACACGATGCAAATCGTAGCAGAGATTCAGAAGTAAGGCCCACACGGGCTTTACTTTTCTTTTTGCTCGCAGAATTTACGGGGTCTATAATGAGACCTGGCGCTTCAATGCATGGAGCTGACTCGTCTCAAAAAGGAAATCGTAACCGATGATACCTGACACTCGATAGCCCGCTGCTGATCACAGTAGGGAAGAGAAACTTGATGTCTTGAGGAACGATTTTCTTTTTTGCTCGCAGGATTTACGGGGCATATAATGAAACCTATTTAAGGAGATTTGTAATGAAGAAGTTCATGCGTCTGTTTAGGTCGTTCATGATCGGTTTCGCTAAGGGTTTTATCCTTGGCGTAATCTTGATCGTGATCACCGAAGCACTTGCAGCACTATTCAGCAGGTCGAACTAAGGTTCGGAAACTAGAGTCTACACAGACTTTAGTTTTTTCCTGCAAATCGCAGGATTTACTAGGCGTATAATGAGAAGGAAGAAGTAAGATACGAGAGTTGTCGGAAAAAGGGTGAAAGGGCCCGGTGAGGTGAAAACCAATACGCCAATGCCGACTGCTCTCAGGACAGCTCGTTACTCGTCCTGAGCCTTCTCTTTTTTTTCGCAGAATAAACGGGGCGTATAATGAAACCTACTTTAAGGAGTACACATGTATTTCAGAATCGGTCTTGCACTGATCCGTCTGATCAATGCGACGATCCTGAGCTTCGTTTGGTGGACGGTCGCTACTGTCCTCTGGAACAAGTTCATTGGACCGTTCGTGTTGACCGTCGCACGGACCCTCAAGTCCCGGCTCGGAACACTCGTGCCGCTGCTGAAAAGCTGAGGTATCGAAAGAGAGAGTCCCAACATGGATTCTCTTTTTTTTTTCGGCTCGCAGGAAAAACATGCTCTATAATAGAAGAGGTGAACTATGATCCCAGATGTGGATCGACCTCTTCTTTTTTCTTTGCACAGGGGAGGTTTGTAGAGAGATAGTTGAATTGTAAAGAGGCGACAATAGCGAGAAACGTGGAATACTCGTTACAAATCGTCTGCCTGTCCACGCAGGAACGTGGCGCTGTGGCCAAAGTGCCGCGCTCGAACTATCTCTCTACAAGTCTCTCTTGTGGGCCGTGGATCAAGGTTCGCATCGACGGAGTCCTTGATTTTATCTGAATGTTCAATCGCGTATGCATAGTTCAGAGCGGCCCATATATCTCTGCAACCCTAACGGAATAGAAAGGATCGGCTGACTACGATAGTCTAAGAGCTATGAGCGTAGGAGAGTTTCTAGAGACTCGCCAACTACCGGATCGCCGTTAGGGTTACAAAGGTATTTTAGTCAATTTAAACAAAATAGAAAGGGTTAGAGTGCCTACTATCGAACACAAGGTATCATTTGACAAGGTATTTGATGGTGTTACCAATCATGTCAAACGGCATAAGGTAGCATATTCTTTTGGCGCTGGAGTTGCAATCGTAGGGATAACTTGTCTTGTGACGAGAGGTACCAGTCTAGGCATTAGTGAACTTCAAAGTGGACTATCTAATGCCGTTTCCTTTGAAAAGAACGCAACTCTGAACAATGTGTCGTTTATTTTCTCCAATCGCCAAGGCCCTCCGAGTTGGGTTGTGCGTTGCCTCGAAACTGGAGAGATTTTTTCATCACAACGTGCTGCAGCAGCGTTTAAAGGAATTAGTGCTAGCGATCTTTCTACTCATCTTAACGGTATGCATGAAAATGCAAACGGTCTTCATTTTGAACGACTCTTCTTGTCGATTTAATCGCAGTAAAAACTTCTCCTATAATAGAAGATTGTTTGTGAGGCTGTTGCGTTTGCGTAGCCTATGGACCGGAAACTGCAGATACTCTGGTTACCACGCAATCTTCTATTATTTTTTCAAAAAAGGAGTCAATTATGCGAGGAACTTTGATCAACGCTATTCTGATCTATATTCGCCTTCAACCTGGAGTAAGAGGTTCAGAAATTGTAGCTACTTTTGGGAACTCACCGAAGACTTCTGTTTCGAACACTATCGGAAAACTCAAGCGTATGGGGTTGATCGAGAATCGGGGTCGAGGTGGTCGTTGGTCTGAATGGTATCCCGTCGAAGTGGAGCCTGTCGATCCTGAGTTCCTCGAGATCGCCCAGACACTTCTCAAAGATCTAAATAAAATCTTGAAGTCTGAACGTGAAGTTTTTCTGGCCAAAAGATTGAAAGAGCTATTTCCCTCGATAAAGGAGGAAGTATGAAGATCACGTTGGGAAAAGCTACCGGTCTCGATCTGATCAGGACGGACGTATACAGGGGGTTCATCCTGATGATTCGAGGGTGGGAAGTCTCTTACGTGCACTTTCTCGAAGACTACATCGGTATCGCTTGGAACCGTACCTTGATCATCGGTGAGCGCAAGTGGTGGTTCACCGAATCTTGGAAGTTGTGGGCCAAGAAGACGCCGATTGGTATTAGATATGCACTCAGCAGGAAGTAACCTGACTATCAGTTGGGTTACTAAGACACAGGCCCAAATCCTAAACGCAGCGCAAGAGGTTCTAGCCGACTTCTGGTGGCGACAACGGGGCGAAACCGGTTAGGTGCCAAATCACCAGGCTAGGGTGACCGCACAAGCCTGTGTCTTAGTAACTTAATTGGAGAGGTTTACGGGAGCGGGGACTGTATTTGAGAGACGACAAAGAATGAGAAGCTGGCGCTCTCATTATACAAATCGTCTGCCCTTCCAGCGGGGAACGCGGCGAGGATAGATAGGTTCCTTTGACTACTAACCATCGCTCCAGTCTCCGTTCCCGTAAGCCTCTACAAGGAGTATATTTATGCCCGATTTTGTTGTTTTGCGTCAGATTCCAGAAGGTCATTGGGCTGATATGTTCGAGGTCATCTACGTAAACGTGACAGGTGAAACCGCAGTAGATGCGATCCGAGAAACTGCCACGGATGAGAACAAAGGTGGAGAAGGTCGTTACATCGCAATTCCGAATGAATGGTGGATCGCTCAGAACGTAACGGTGAAGAAAATCGCAGAAGTCAACATGGAGCCTCAGGAGATGGTTTGATGGACGACGATCGTGAAGAGTTGTTGCCCGAAGATCAAATCCATATCGAAGATTGTACGTGCGAACATGAGCCTAGTGAGCACGGTTGGGGATATTGCAAGGTCGAGGGATGTCCTTGCGAGGGAGGTTGGACTGAATGAGCTCTGACATATTTCCTCCGATTTACGATTGGTCCGACATGCCAAAATTCTTACCTCAAGAGAAAAAAGAGGAGAAGGACGGAGATCCAAAGAAGGAAACAACGGAGAAGCAAAAACCCACGTATGCAAAGGAGTAAAATCGTGTTTTTCTTCCTTCGTGATGACAGAAAGATCCAAGAAAATCATGATCGTCGAGTTCGCCGAGCTCTGAGGATGTACGAGTTCGGATATTCGAACGCTGAGATCGCCGATATCATGGGTATTAATGAGAGCGATGTTCGCGATCTTTTGCAGGAAAGAATAAAGGAGGCCCATGAGCTGGACTCAGCAAGTTGAATTGAAGTGCGGACATTCTGTTGTCTTCACAGTTGAGTCTCTGAAGCACAATGGATATCCTCATCGATGGTGGTGCCCTGTTTGCCGTACAGCCTCAGATGTCTCTTCAGATAGGCTAGCCGGAAAAACCTATCAGGAATCGCAGTAGAAACATTCCGTATAATAGAAGGAGGCACTTTGAAGTCCGTAACAGGACGCTTCCTTCTTTATTTTTTTCGGGAGGTGAGATGACTGCAGTTACGTGTAAATGTGGTCACCCAGATTACGATCATTACAAGGGTAAGTGTTACGGTTGGAAGTTGCTGTCCAATGGCAACGTAAAGCATTGCTCTTGTTCGAAACCAAGGTGGATACAACCATAGGAGGTGAGATATGATCGTTTACGTCGTAGAGCGGAGACGTTACAGTTTCTGGAAATTCGTAGGTGATTGTCTGATGACGATATTCACCTGGGGTTTCTGGCTCATCTGGGTGTTCGTTCGTGAGATGCGAAATCGAAACTCCTGCTAGAAAAGGAGGTGATTTGCAGCTTCATACAGTTTTGATCCTCTTGGGTCTATTTCTCTGCGCAATTGTAATTGGGGCTTTCATCGCATTATTGAGATAAGTAAAGAGAAATGATGCAGAAAAAGCTAATGTATAGAGTAACTCTTCGTGCAAAAAATGGCCTGATGTGGTCTGTATTCATTAGGGCATATTCTCGTGACGAAGCTGAAGATCGAGCACTGAAGCGTAATCCCGGTACTCGAATCGATCGTTCACCTTTTCCACAAAGTTGAAAGGCTAACTATGTTGATTGGTTTGGCTCAGAGGCTTCACCATGTGAAGTTCCTGTTGAACGAACATTCTCCGACCATTCTAACTGGTGTGGGAGTAGTCGGTACCGTCTCAACCGCATTTTTGACAGGACGTGCGACTGTCAAAGCGGTGAAGATCATCGAAGAAAACAGCAAGGAATACGACCCCGAGTACAATCCGGTCATCGCTGAGACTTATTACGAGCCTCGCAAAATCGAGTTGTCGACTTCACGCAAGCTTCGACTGGTCTGGAAGTTCTATATTCCGCCGGTTGGTGCAGGTGCTACGACCATTTCAGCTATTATCCTGGCCAACAAGATCTCTTCGAAGAGAATCGCTGCTTTGGGTCTTGCCGCCGGGCTCTCGGAAAAAGCTCTTCAGGAGTATAAGGACAAGGTCCTCGAGAAGATCGGTGAGCGTCAGAACACGGCTATTCACGATGAGATCGCTCAGGATCGAGTGAATCAGCATCCTGTGAACTCTCGTGAAGTCATTCTCGCTGGTACGGGCGAGGTTCTCTGTTTTGACATGTCATCTGGACGATATTTCCAGAGCACCGTCGAAGAGATCAAGCGGGCGGAGAACAAGATCAATTTCAATCTCGTCAACTACATGCACTCTAGCCTAAGTGAATTCTACGACGAGATCGGTCTTCCTCCGACGTCATATTCTGACACGGTCGGATGGAATCTGAACAACAAGCTCGAAGTAAGGATCTCAACAGTCCTGTCCACTGACAATCGGCCGTGTCTCGCGATTGATTTCGCAAATCCGCCGTATACCGATTACGACAAAAAGGCCTGGGATGCCCCCTGAAGAGACCAGTGGCCCAGAGGATGCTGTGACGCCATCAATTTTCTCGAGTGATCTCAGAGCTATTGAGGACACCATTAAGTTGATGGCGCCATATCTTGAACAGAACCATCTGACTGATGCCCAAGCCGCCCGGATTGGTCGAACCTTATGGGCTAATCTTCGACAAGAAAAACGAAAAAGACGAGACAAGGTGTTCACTATCGGAGATGCAATTCGTTATTCTCAATTTGGAGAATGGCGAGATGGAACTGTAATCAATCTGGGAGTAGGAGGGTTTCTCGTAGAGATCAAAGATTCAGAAACGCACAAGACTACTTGGCGAAACACAAACTTCCACGAGATTGTCCATGCCTGAAGAACCAACGAATAAACAGCTTGCCAATTTCGCCTGCGTCATGACGTATGGATCCATCCTTCCGTCGTATAGAGATCTTATTGAGGCAATGCTCAACAAGTCCCCTGTCATGCGTGATCAATGGCTTCGTAATCACGCTGATTTTCAGGAAAGGCTAGATGAAATTGCTCAAGAAGACCATAACGTACGAGGACTTCAACGGAGAGATGACGAGTGAAGATCTCTTCTTTCACCTCTCGAAAGCTGAGCTAGTCGAGCTCGAAATGAGTCATGAAGGCGGTCTGTCAGTTTCTCTACAAAAGATCGTCGATGCGAAAGACGGTAAGGCTATTATCGCCGAGTTCAAGAGCATCATCTTGGGCTCGTATGGAAAGAAATCGGAAGATGGGCGTCGATTCATCAAAAACCAGGCTTTGAGAGATGAATTCGAGTCATCTGAGGCATATTCCACTCTCTTCATGGAGTTGGTAACGGACACGGATGCCGCGGTCGAGTTCATCAATGGAGTCATTCCCAAGGGAATGGTAGAGGAGGCAGAGAGAGTATCCCAAGCCCCTACTCTTACTGCTGTAGCAGAGAATCCCGAGAAGAAGACTGTCACCAGGCAAGATTTGGTTGAAATGTCTACGGACAAATTCGTCGAAACTCAGAAAAAAATACAGTTAGGCGAAGTTACTCTAGTCGAGTAATCGTAAGAAAAACACGCCGTATAATAGAACCCATAGTAAGGAGTATAAATGTCCAACGTTGCTCTTCTGAAGGGTGCCGTACATATCGTAGGGGCACTCGGTGTGCAGAAGGTCGTCGGCGACATCATCAAGAACAACACTGTGGTCGTGAGCACGGCTGACAAAGTCCTGGTCTCGGCTGGCAGTCTTGTTCTCGGATCGATGATCGGCGAGCAGGCCACCAAGCACATCTCGCACGTCTTTACGCTCATGAAGGCATCCTTCAACGACAACGACAACGATACCCCGAACACGTAAGTTCAAAGACTAAGGTCCCAACACGGACTTTAGTCTTTTCTATCTTAAGGGGATGAATGGATAATCCTGAATTTCCGTCTAACAGCAACGTCAGTAAGAACGCTAACATCGAGGAAAAAGACCTCCAGAGAGTTACTTCTGGACCGGCTACTCGAAGAAAGAAGTCTCTTGGAAGAAAATTCAAGGAGACATTCATCGCTGGAGATGCAAAAACAGCTGTTTCGTATGCTCTGGTGGACATATTGCTTCCTATGGCGAGGGATACGATCGTTGAGGCAGCACAAGCGGGTATCGAGAGGCTGATCCTTGGGGATTTTCGCCGGTATAGAGGAATAAATCGTCCTCCGTCAGGTCCAACTGGCGTAGTGAACTATAATCGTTACTCGACGCAGATGGGTACCAATAGTGGATGGACGCCTCTTTCCTCTCCTCAAAGGACATTGAGTCGTAGAGCACGTTCTCAGCACGATTTCGATGAACTTCTACTAGATTCAAGATCAGAAGCAGAACAAGTAATCGACCAACTATTCGACGTGGTGAGTCGCTATGACACAGCAACAGTCGCAGATCTTTATGAACTTGTTGGCCTCGCCGGTAACCATACGGATCATAAATGGGGTTGGACCGACCTTCGAGGGGCTGGGGTTACGAGGACTCGTGATGGCTACCTTCTGGATCTCCCAGATCCAATCCCCCTCTGAGAAAGAGGTAGTAAAGGAATTGGAGAAAGCACTGAAGGAATTTCCAGCCACCCTTGACGATGACTCAGAAAGTTGACATCAAAGAATTCGCCATTCGTGTAGAGCGCCTGTGTGATTTTCTTCTGGCCAAGATGGACAAAGATGGCTCGAATGATGTCGTAGCGCTGCAAAATCTGAAAGAAGAAGCAGCCAATATTCAGATCAATAACACAAACGTGGTCTCCGAATCTATATTTGGTCTCTCGGAGTATATGAAGGGAGTCAATGTACCATGAGCCTCGTTCCGGAAGCGATTAATAATGTAGTCGCCCGTAACGCTCTGCTCGCTCAGAGAAGTTCTCCTGGCATTCTTCTTGGAGTGGGCATTGTCGGCATGGTGGGAAGCACTGTTCTAGCCTGTCGGGCAACGTTGAAGATGGAAGAAGTCCTGGATGAGACGAGGGGTAAGCTCGAGATGGCAAAGACACTCGAGCACGTAGAGTATAGCGAGAAAGATCGCAAAAGGGATATCTCGCTGATCTACTTCCAGACGGGAGTAAAGGTCACCAGGCTCTACAGCCCGGCTATCATCGTGGGCGTAATCTCGATCGCTGCTTTGACGAAGTCGCACAATATCCTGACCTCACGGAATGCAGCTTTGACTGCAGCATACACTGCTCTCGACAAAGGTTTCAATCAGTATCGGGCTCGTGTGATCGAGAAGTACGGTGAGGATCAGGATCGTGATTTCCGTTATGGCACGGAACAGGTGGAAATTGTAGATCCAAAGACAAACAAGAAGAAGATCGTAAAACGAGTGAGCTCTGATGAGCCATCGATTTACGCTCGTTTCTTCGATCAGTCTTCTTCGTCTTGGAGCAAAGAGCCCGAATACAATTTGATCTTCCTCAAAGCACAACAGAACTACGCAAACGACCTACTCCATGCTCGTGGACATGTTCTTCTGAACGATGTCTATGACATGCTGGGGATTCCAAGATCGAAAGCAGGAGCTGTAGTAGGTTGGGTTCTGTCAAGGAATGGTACCACCGACGATTTCGTCAATTTCGGCGTATTTGAAGACAGATCGGACAAAGTTCGTGATTTTGTCAACGGTCGTGAAGGAGCTATTCTTCTCGATTTCAATGTTGACGGCATTATTTATGACAAGATCGATCATCCTGTGGAGGGTTTGTCGTGGCAGCGGAACAGGTAACAGAGCAGGTAGCCCAGGGTCTTGAAGAAGCGGCAAGAGGTTTTGAACTGGCAGCAAGAGATGTGCGTCGCATCAATATCAAAAACATCAGTCTTGTTTCCGGAGGTCTTGCCGTCGGAGTGGTCGTTGGGTTCTACTTCGGTTATCGGTGGAACAAGGAGAAGATCCGTGCCGAAGAGTTCAGAAGGAGCGAAGAGGAAATCGCCGCTATGCGAGCGGTCTACCAGGCCAGGGAAGCTCGTCACGAAGCCGCCAGAACAAGAGAAGCAGCAGCGTCAAATCCAGTCCAAGAAAAGCCTGCTGTTGACGACCTGGTAAAGGAAAAGGGATACATCAGAAATTACTCTGCGCCATCCCAGACAGATGTCGGAGAGCGTCCTCTTCCTTCTCCAGTTCCTGGCGTTGTATCTCCCCCTCGTCGTCCTGTCGCCAAGCCCATCGACGCTGGTTCACTCCCCAAAGACCAGCTCGGAGAAGAGCATTTCTCCAAGAGAACCGAGGAAGGCGAGAAGGATAAGAACGATGGATGGGTCTACGCTCAGGAACTGACCCAGAGGTCTACGAATCGTCCGTACATCATCCATCAAGACGAGTTTGCTACGAACGAGAGTGAGTATCAGCAGGTAACTTATACTTATTACGCTGGCGACGACACTCTCACCGACGAAGACGACACGGTGCTCAACAATCGAGAGAATCTGATTGGAGTGAACACTCTTCGATGGGGACATGGGGCGGACGACATCAATCTCGTGCATATTCGTAATCCTCAATTGGAGCTCGAATTCGAGATCTGTCGTACGCCCAGAAGTTTCGAAGAAGAAGTTCTAGGACTACAGAATGAAGAATCAAGCTGAACAGCAGTACTTTGAATGGTTGATCTCGCAAATCAATATTCGAGGTACTCGTACATTCTATGACCTGTTCGAGACGTTGTTCATGATTGAATTCGACTGGACAGTTCCACACGATCGCAATCGACAACAAGACGGACTCGATTTAAGAACAGAATTCTTTAATGGGAAAAAGATCCCTTTGAACAAAAGGGCAACCATTCTCGAAGTTCTGATAGCTCTCAGTCGACGTCTTGCCTTCACAGCAGGGGGAAGAGCCGAGGATTGGGCATGGCAATTGCTCGTAAATCTTCGGTTGAACAAGATGACTGATCCTTTCACGGAGAACAAAGCGCGAAGAGTAAACAATATTCTCGAAACGCTTATCTGGCGTCAATATCGTGATGATGGTCTCGGAGGATTTTTCCCTCTGAATTGGCCAGACACGGATCAGACTAAAGTTGAGATCTGGTACCAAATGCAGAAATACGTCAACGAGATTCAAGAAGTTTCTTAGATCTTAGGGGTTGGGAAAGGGGATCGGATGGACTTTTATCAGATCCGAACCCGAGAGTTGAAAAATGGGCGTTGTGAGATGTTCCCCGATTTCATTATCGGTCGCTCTCAGGATCTGATGGTTCAAGGACGAACCTTTTATGCCATTTGGGACGAGAAAAAGGGTCTTTGGTCTCGTGACGAGTACGATGTTCAACGGCTTGTTGATGAGGACCTGGAAGCCGAAGCGGAGAGGAGCCATAAGGAAACCGGAATAGACTACGACATACGGTACATGCGATCGTTTCAAAGTACTTCGTGGACGCAATTCCGGAAATTCCTGGCAAACATAAGTGATAACAGCAAACCACTCGATTCCAAAATCATATTTGCCGACACGCCTATCAAAAAGACCGACTATGCGAGTAGGCGGTTAAGCTATGCAATCGGCGGAAATGATATTTCGGCTTGGGACGAGCTCATCGGGACATTGTATTCAGTCGAAGAGAGGGCAAAGATAGAGTGGGCTATCGGGTCCATCATCGCTGGAGATTCGAAGAAGATTCAAAAGTTCTTCGTATTCTACGGCCCTGCTGGATCCGGTAAGTCCACCATTTTGAACATCATGGAGAAGCTGTTCGAGGGGTATACGACTACTTTCGACGGGAAGGCTCTTGGTCGTTCAGATGCAGCATTCTCCACGGAAGCTTTCAAGCACAATCCACTCGTCGCCATCCAGCACGACGGTGACTTGTCGAAGCTTGAAGATAACACTCGGTTGAACTCAATTGTCTCTCATGAGTACATGTTGATGAACGAGAAGTACAAGCCGAGTTACACAGCAAGGGCGGACGCGCTCTTATTTATAGGCTCGAATCAACCGGTGAAGATCAGTGATGCAAAGTCCGGAATCATTCGCCGATTGGTCGATATTCATCCGACTGGAGTACGGATTCCTGTCAGGCACTATCAAGTTCTTTTAGATCGGATAGATTTCGAGCTGGGCGCAATAGCTGCTCATTGCTGCGCGACATATTTAAAGATGGGTAAGAACTACTACAGTGCCTATCGTCCACTCGAGATGATGCTTCAAACGGATATTTTCTTCAACTACATCGAGGCTTACTACGACGTATTCAAGTCTCAAGATTACACGACCTTGAAGCAGGCATATGCGTTCTACAAAGAATTCTGTGCGGAAAGCGGTATAGAGAGGCCTCTTCCTCAGTACAAGATGCGTGAAGAGCTCCGTAACTACTTCAATGAGTTCAAAGACAAGGCAGAAGTAGACGGAGAGAAAGTACGAAGTTTCTACTCCGGCTTTAACGCAGAGAAATTCAAGATGCCGGTGGATAGAGGTGAAGATGCTCCGGCTTTCTCTTTGGTAATGGATGAAACCGAATCTCTTTTAGATATTGAGTGGGGTAAGAGATCGGCTCAATACGCGAATAAGGACGAGGCGCCTATTCTCAAATGGGCCAATGTGACGACCAAGCTCGAAGATCTCGATACAACACGATTGCATTTCGTAAAAGTACCGAGAAAGCATATCGTCATCGACTTCGACTTGGAAGGGCTGAACGGAGAGAACAGCCTCGAAAGAAATCTGGAAGCAGCCAGTCGTTGGCCAGCTACCTATGCAGAGATCAGCAAATCCGGAGAAGGTGTACATCTTCATTACGATTATGAAGGAAATCCCTCTGAGCTTGCAACAGTATATTCAGACGGTATCGAGATCAAGGTCTTCACCGGCGATGCGTCTCTGCGTAGAAAACTATCCAAATGTAATGCGGTAGCCGTAGCGACGATAAATAGTGGGCTGCCACTTAAACAAAAGAAGGAGAAGATGCTTAAGGTTCAAACTATCAAAAGTGAAAAAGGCCTTAGGCAGCTGATCGAACGAAATCTGAAGAAAGAGATACACCCAGGAACCAAGCCCTCGATTGATTTCATCTATCATATTCTCGAGGAAGCCAACAACGATGGTCTGAAATACGACGTTACAGACTTACGCCCTCGAATCATGGCATTCGCCAACAACAGCACCAATCAAGCATCTACCTGTCTGAAGGTTGTTCAGACAATGCGTTTCCAATCCGAGCCAGAGCTTGATGCTGACACTGTCTTGAATGTCGATGACGAGCGCATGGCTATATTTGACGTCGAGGTTTATCCGAATCTTTTCGTCATCTGCTGGAAATTCCGTGGAGACGACAAAGTTGTTCGGATGATCAACCCGAAAAGATCAGAAGTCGAAGCCTTGTCGAAATTGAGACTGGTGGGTTTCTACAATCGACGATTCGACAATCATATTCTCTATGCAGCGATTATGGGTTACACAGTAAGGCAATTGTTCGAACTGTCTCAAAAGATCGTCGTGGACAACAATCGCAATGCGATGTTCGCGCAGGCGTACAACTTGTCCTACGCCGATGTCTGGGACTTTAGCTCGATCAAGCAGGGTTTGAAGAAGTTCGAGATCGATCTCGGAATACATCATATGGAGTTGGATATACCGTTGGATCAGCCTGTCGACGAGAAAGATTGGCCTCGAGTCGTCGAATACTGCGTCAACGATGTTCGAGCAACTGAAGCTGTGCTCGAAGACCGTTGGGAGGATTTCGTCGCCCGTCAGATCTTAGCCGAATTAAGTGGCTTGAGTATCAACGACACTACTCAAAGACATTCCGCGAAGATCATATTTGAAGAAGAAAAGAACCCGCAACAATACTTCGTCTATACGGATCTGAGTCAAGAGTTCCCAGGCTATACGTTCGACGCGGGTAAGAGCTCCTATCGAGGAGAAAATCCTGGAGAAGGTGGGTACGTATATTCTGAACCGGGAATCTATACCAATGTAGCCTTGCTGGACATTGCTTCGATGCATCCTACCACTATCGAGATTCTAAATTTGTTTGGGAAGTACACCCAACGTTACAGTGAGCTCAAGAAAGCTCGGATTGCAATCAAGCAGAAAGCGTTCAAAAAGGCTCGAAAGATGTTCGGTGGTCGTTTGGCTCTATATTTACAAAACGAAGATGGAGCAGACAAGCTGGCTTATGCTTTGAAGATTGTTATCAACATCGTCTACGGACTGACAAGTGCCTCATTCCCCAACCCTTTCCGTGACAATCGCAACAAGGATAACATCGTAGCCAAGCGTGGAGCTCTCTACATGATAGATCTCAAACACGATCTGATCGACAAGGGCATCCAAGTTGTTCATATCAAAACCGATTCAGTGAAGATCCCTAACGTAGATAAAGGAGCGGTTGCCTTTGTCATAGCCCATGGGAAACGTTACGGTTACGACTTCGAGCATGAGATCACGTATGACAAGTTCTGTCTCGTGAACGACGCCGTCTATATTGCTCGTAAAGGTAACGAATGGACTGCCGTAGGAACCCAATTCCAACACCCTTATATCTTCAAGACTCTGTTCTCCGGTGGAGAACTGACCTTCGACGATTTCTGTGAAAGTAAAAACGTGGTTCAAGGCACTATGTACCTAGACAGAGAGGAGCGTGAAGACGGTGAAGCGCTTGATTTTCATCGGATGCGGCATCTTGGGCGTACTGGCAGGTTCGTACCTGTTCAAGAAGGCGGAGGAACCCTCTATCGCGTCAAAGATCAAAAATATTATGCCGTAGCAGGAACGAAGGGGTACAAGTGGATCGAGGCTGAGATCGCTCAGTCGATGGATAATCTGAAGATCGACATGTCATATTTTGAGAAGTTAAAAGTTGACGCTGTGAAAACCATCGAAGAGTTCGGGTCTTATGAGGAGCTTGTTGCTTAGATGGTATGTAAAGGAGTATAGATGCCGCAAGCTGATAATACAGTTATGATGGAAGGTGTCCGAATTATCTTCCGTAATTTCGCCGGTAAGGAAGGGCAATACAATCGCGAGGGTGATCGCAATTTCGCCGTTCTTCTCGATGAGAAGGTCGCCACAGCCATGGCCGAAGACAACTGGAATGTCAAATGGTTGAAGCCTCGCAGCGAAGACGAGGAAGAAGCTCCGCAGGCATATCTTCCCGTCTCGGTCAATTTCAAAGGTCGTCCGCCTCGAATTGTACTCATTACGTCTCGTGGGCGTACCAACCTCGATGAAAGCACAGTCGAAATGCTCGATTGGGCTGACATCATCAACGTTGATCTGATCATTCGTCCTTACGAGTGGACAGTCAACAACAAGAGCGGCGTCAAAGCATATCTTCAGAGCATCTACGCCACGATCGATGAAGATCCTCTGGAGGTAAAGTATAATCAGCTAGATCAGGCATGATCACTGTTATAGTAACGATTATCGTAACGTCTATTGTGGTTCTGGTCAGTATTGCTTTTGGATATTTCCTTGGCATAACCCGAAATCGAAACGAATAGGACACATGGAAAATACAAGCATTACTACCAAGTATGTCCGAAAGCCGCTATTCGTGGATGCTGTACAGGTGACTGAGCAGAATTTTGCCGATATCGCAAGGTGGTGCTTTGGTGAGGTCGGCAACATCGATGAGTCACCGGTAGACAGGTCGGCGCCTATTCAGCCGAATAAGCAGTATATCCATGTGCGTGTGCATAACCCGAAGAACCCAAGGCAGACGAAAGCATTCGTGGGAGACTGGATTCTCTACACAGAACGTGGTTACAAGGTCTATACAACTAAGGCATTTCAAGCAAATTTCGACCTTGTAGATGAACTTCAACGAGACGAAGATCCAAATTTCTCGTTTGTAGACAGAAAAGTAGACTGATCATGTCCGTTCAAGAAACAATACCCTTCGAATACGAGCTTCTCTCAGAAGATGACGTACGTAGTCATATTCGTGCTTGTGAAGGGCAACACGTTCAGCAGGTCATATTCAGTACCTTCATGGATACCTTGACCCAGATCTGTTTCACGGAAAAGAAAATTCGCAGCAGCATTATGTGGGAGGGGAATAGATCCTGGAAAGTTAAGGCCTGATTGAACCATAGTAAAGGGGAGGTGAACATGGCGGAGCAGAAGTCGTTCGTGAAGGCAGCTATCGAGTTCTTCGGTGATCCTCCCTATGGTAGGAAGGTTCATATCCCGGAGTTCAAGGAGTTGACGACTCAGGACAAAATCGAGCTGAGTCAGATGCTGAACGCGGTGCCGGGCTACGAGCACGTTCTTTACACAGGCGAGAGGACAACGTAGTTCACGAAGAAGTGCTCACAAAGTGGCTGGGACCTAAAATAAACTTTGTGAGAGTGAGTGGTGGTTGATCAACCCAGAGAAGTCAATCGCACGATTCGCAGCATGTCCGTCTCAGAGCATATACCTCAGGCATATGGCAGTGGGGTATCAATAGGACCACTTACGGACATTGAGTCTGATTGTAGTAGTCTGAGAATCTACAATCAGCACATCTAGCTCACGGGCGGGAATCTAAAGGCAAACGTGAGAGAGCATGGTAGGTCGAATAAATGTGCCCGCTTAGAAACGCACTCGGCTACGCGATGCTCACATTAATTTAAACTATAGGTAAGGAGAGTACATGCCCGAAGAAGTTACCAACATCAACGAAGTTAAGAGATCGAGTGATGGAAGTGTCAAGATCTCGGTCGAGACATATAACGATTTGCTCGCTAAGGCAGTCGCCAAGCCTGCGCAGATCAATCGGACTACCGTCATTAAGACGGCTGAAATGGCTGCCAAGGAGTATCGGGTGTGGGGCGGTAGTCTTATGGGAATCGGCGCGACCATATTTGTTGTTGGCGCAGCTATCTACAGAGCGGGCATGTAATAAAAATGCTCTGGACTCCCGAAATCGCGGTATAACGGAAACCGGCTGTTGAGTAAGGAGTTGAAAACCAGAGACAGGGGCGGGGTTCTACTAGTGAGATACTTCGGTTCTCCGATTACCGTTGGCACTAGACCATTTCCCCAAACCGAGCTGGAATTTATCCTCGAGGGTATGATTCTAGAGTCCGTGGAGCTTGATAAACTCGCGACGGGCATATTTACAAATGTATAAGGTGTCGAGGTATGATCAAGCCCTAAGTTACAACTCCTCGCCATGACTCCTCCGCGGTAGTTGTAGCGTACAAGACCGGTCTTCGGCCCGGAGCGGCACCTTCTTGTCCCCCATCAGGAGGTATCGCATGAGACTGCTCGTGACCCTCATTGCTATGCTCGTGATTGTCGCGCCGTCATATTCTGCGACATCTACGCAGCTACACAAGAGAGAGCACCGGCAGATTCACTCGCTTCACCGGTATGTAGGCACTGTCACTTTCTTTGAGAATCATCCTTGGTTGTTAAAACATGGATCTATGCGACATCGAAAGATCGCTCATAAGGAACTGCGTAAAGCTCATATTTGGGTCCCCATACTCAAACATGAGCTTGCGGAAACACGACATGTTCTTTATCCACCTGTGCAACACGTCGTGAGCGGAGTCGTATCGCATGATGCAATGTGGGAGTGTATTCACAACAAAGAGGGAGACTGGGCTACTGGCTACAATCCGGCGGGTCCATATTATGGTGGACTACAAATGACCTGGGGTTGGGGCGAGCTTAATGGCGATCCACGGAAATACTCTGCAACTGAGCAAAAGCTTGCTGCTGAGCATGAATGGGCGAAAAACGGATATTCTATCTCATTTATGCGACATCAATGGCCTCAAACATCCTACGGATGTATTTAACTGGGAGAATTGAATGGCAGAGCCTAAATTGCAAGTTGATCAACGACTAGATCGAATTGAACTAGCTGTCGGAACAATGGCGCAATGGCTCGTACAAGCGCAGACAGGTTTTAGTGCAAAAGATGCTGAAGGAATCGAGAAGATCCTCCGAGGGGAGACAGTAAGTGCCAGTAAAGAAGACTAGCGGAGGCGGATACAAGTTCGGCCCCACTGGTAAGGAGTACAAAGGTAAGGGCGCAAAACAGAAGGCCACCAAGCAAGGACGAGCTATCCAAGCAAGTAAGAGAGCAAGAGGGAAATAACTTTTAAAGTTCTGGAGGAAATCTACTCGACGGGTGCTGGGATATCCAGAGTAGACGAATCCAGAAAAACCCCGGGGGATAAATCTGTCCAAACTTTCCTGAGTTGAGTTTGGATAGATCCCCGGGGTATTACCCACGCCAAAATTTAGATATTAGTCAGGAGATGTCATGGCGAACGAGACTGTAAGACCGTATAGAGATCCTGTTCCAGGCCGTGGGTCGATTGAGCTTCGTAGAACGGCCGCTGGTGTATATTCTTGGGTAATCACGATTTGGACGGACGCGATCGTGACGGACAACCATCTGATTGGCATGGTCGACTCGGCGCAGCGTGTGGACGACGAGCTTCGCAAAAGGTATCCGGACGCCGGTGGAAAAACTGAAGAAACAAAAAAGTAGATAGACATGGAGATCATCATCGGTGCCAGGCAAACCGGTCGTACGAACAAGCTGATAGAGCTTTGCCACGAGGCAGAGAATCGTCGAGAGGTCAGTTATATCGTTGTAAGAAATCATCAAGAAGCTTACCGAGTCGCGACGAAAGCCGAAGAGCTCGGAATGTCTATCGCTTTTCCAATCACTTATGACGAATTCTGGCATGGTCAGTATGCTGGTAGCAATATCACGAATTTCTTCATCGATAACGCAGAGCTGCTTCTCCAATTCATGTGCAAAGGTAAGTCGAAGGTAGCTGCCATAACAATCACAAGAGAATCCGATATTTAGGAGAGATATGGGCCGAATCGAAGTGCAAGGAATTGTTGCCGCGGCAGATGGTATGCCTTGGGTGCAATTCCGGCAGCTGGATGAAAACGGACGTCTCGAGCTGCAATTCCAGATCACTCCCGAGGAATCCCGAGAATTAGCTATTAACATCATCGGTGCTTCGATGAATGCGATCTATGACGCTGCTATTGTCACTTGGGCAAAAGAAGTGGATCCAGAGGGCTATCAAGAGATGGCTTCGAAAATGCTCATCTTGATCCGACAACATCGTGCAGACATGTGGGGACTTCCAGACCAGCCGGAGGATTGGAGGAATACACCTGAATGAAATTGTTCAAACGCAGACCTAAGAATTGGTCGGATGTCGCTAGCGACCCTCATACTTCTTATATGATTGGCCGTCTGTTGGGTGCAAACGAGATGGCGATAGTCGTCTTGTCACAAGAAGACAATCAGTCGGCAAAGAACGTCGCTCAGGTTCTTGATAGAATTCAAGATTATTTCATCGAAGAGGGAACGATGATGGTTCCGACAAGGAATCGACAGGGGCAAGAATGGGAAGAGAAGACAACGGTTGTAAAGAAGACGGATCAACGAGGATGAGCTATGGTCAAGAAAAAGGCTCCAATCATAGAGTTGATCCCGAACTGGCCTAACGTACGCTGCGATAATTGCCGCAGAGTATCAGCTATAAGTCCAACTACAGAGATGCATCCTTGGAGTTGCCCACTTTGTGGTCATGATCATTTCTCGACAAGGATGAGGGTTTAATGGAGTGGCAGGAATACAAGCCTTCTAATCGTCCTCCAAAAGCTGGATATTACCTGATAACCTGGGCTACCAAGGAATCGAGAGTGATCGACGGTCGTCGTATAGCGGATGGACGTCAAGTATCGGAGGTATGGTACAACCCGGACGCGATCGTGCCTTGGTGGTGGAGCCGGAGATACACGAACATGCCTCATCTGGGAATCGAGATGGCAGTCTTGCACAAGGTAATTGCCTGGATGGAGTTACCCAAACCTTATAGAGAAGGCTCGAACGACAATATCAAGACAGATAAGGAACTCTCGGACGAATTCGGTGAATTAATCGCGGAGATGGCTATTCGCACTGAGAAGACTGAGCAGCAGATTATGTACGAGCTGGCTCGGAACTACTGGGATATTGTACCGTTCGAAGAGGAGTCATAGCTTGTTCATCGCTACATCAACGGAAGGTGAGAGAAATACTCTCGTCATAGGTCTTGAATCGGATAACATCAAGCAACTTCTTAACGACAAGCCGATAAAAAAGAATTTCAGTACGGATATTCCACCAGGGTCGGGTCTAGAAGAGTGGGATCTCATAATCCTGGGCCCAGAAGATCTCGTACGCTTTGTAGCCCACTATGGACTTAAACCGTGAACACATACCAAGAGACGATAGATCATCAGTTGAAGATGCTCGATCTGGAGCCTCATCAGGAGAAGGCTTTGAGCGAGTTGGCCAACGGTAAGATATTGTGGGGTGGCGTAGGAAGCGGTAAGTCTCGAGTTGCTGTAGCCTACTATATTCAACATCTCCATGATATTGATATCTACGTAATAACTACTGCGAAGAAACGAGATTCCCTCGATTGGAACAAGGAGTTCGCACGAGCAGCCATCGGTATGCATGCAGATGCTACCACACGCGGGATCCTGACTGTCGACAGCTGGAACAACATCGACAAGTACAAGGACGTAGAGGATGCTTTCTTCATATTCGACGAGCAAAGGCTGGTAGGTAGTGGCAAATGGGTGCGGTCATTTCTCCAGATCGCGGAGAACAACCATTGGATTCTGCTCAGCGCGACTCCTGGCGACACGTGGATGGACTATATTCCCGTGTTCATCGCAAACGACTTCTACAAGAACCGTACGCAGTTCAAGCGTGAGCATGTGGTGTATGCACCGTTCTCCAAGTTCCCCAAGGTCGATCGATATTTAGCTACTGATCGTCTGAACAAGCTGAAGAATCGGATACTGGTTCACATGCCGTACCCGAAACTGACGGTGAGACACTCTTTCACCAGGCATGTCGAATACAACGAAGAACTTGTGCAAAGCGTGGTCAAGAACCGCTGGCATATTTACCAGAACCGGCCGATCAGGGACATCACGGAGCTGTTCTTTGTTCTGAGACGAATCATCAACAGCGATCCCAGCCGCGTCCGTACAGTTCTGGAACTGCTCGAGGAGCATCCGAAACAGGTCATATTCTACAACTTCGACTACGAGCTCGAGCTGTTGCGGAATCTCGGTAAAGATGTCGAAATAGCGGAATGGAACGGTCACAAGCACGAGGATATTCCCAGCAGTGGCGACAGCTGGCTGTATCTGGTACAATACGTCGCTGGATCCGAAAGCTGGAACTGCACAGAGACCGATACGATCCTTTTTTACTCCCTGACATATTCGTACAAGAACTGGGAACAGGCGCATGGACGGATCGACAGAATGGACACTCCGTTCACAGATCTGTACTACTACGTTCTAAGGAGTAAGAGCGTGATCGACAGGGCAATCTGGAGAAGTTTGAGCGCAAAAAAGAACTTCAACGCCGCTAATTTCCCGCTCGAGATGCTCAAAAACTGACCAAGAAAAATCTTGGCAAAAATCTTGGCAAATGGGATAATAACTTAAAAGGGGTCAAAATGAGGGTCAAAACGGGGTCGAAAAAGTGTCAAAACGTGATTTTTTTGGGCGATTTCGACCATGAATTTTTTAGTCATTTTTAGGCCCTTTTTAGTTATTAGTCAATTTGCCAAGATTTTTCTTTGGCAAAATTTAGAAGGGTAATATCTAAGATAACTAAATTTTTTTTTCTCATTTTCCCTGCAAATCGATACTTTTTCAAAATGTTGTCTACGTAGACAACTTAGAGATTTCGTTGCCAAGATTTTTTCCAAAAAGTTTTTTATATTGTGCTAATTCCTTACTGTACGCGTAACTTGTTTACAAAATAGACAACATTAGATATTAGTCGTTTCATATGAAAAAGTTTTTGGCCAAAAATCTTGGCAAAGTTTTCTAATCAGACAACACGTGCTTTTCACCCATCTTCCGCAAGGCCGCGCGCTTTTCCCAAGGGCTCTTTAAAGTTTGGAGAAATATGGAACAGATGACCCTTTTTGAGAATGAAGAGTGGAGAGTCATAGAGCAATTTCCTGATTACAGTGTCAGCAATCGTGGGAGGATTCGTTCTGACAAATTCGATAGGATCATGGTACTTTCTGAAAATCAGTTTGGGGTAGTGCAGGTAGGTCTTATGCGAGATGGTCAACAAAAACACCGATCTGTGCCACTTTTGGTCGCCAAAGCCTTTCTAGTGCCTTCTGAGCCTTCATTTGACACACCCATTAACCTAGACGGGGATAGGCATAACAACGCCTTAGAGAACCTTACATGGCGTCCTAGGTGGTTTGCTGTTCGATATAACCAACAGTTCCGATACCCTCGTCAATACACAATCGAGGAGCCGATTATCGATCTCAAGACCGGTTATATCAGCGAGAACTCGTTTGAGTGCGCCAAGAGATACGGTTTACTCGAGGAAGATCTCGTAAATGCCATTTTCAATCGAACCTATGTTTGGCCTACTTATCAAGAGTTTGGTATATATGAGGAGTAGGTAAATCTCGCGAAATTTAGATAAAAGGGGTGAAAAAACAAATTAGTTATTAGTTAGTTCTACAATCGTGGATTATAACAGAAGGAATAGAATGTGCATCTCTTATTTTTTTGCATTTATTGATTCGCAAGTGGTGAGAGGAGGATCATGGCAAACCAAATCAATCTCCAGCCGCAAGTTTTGAACCTTTCTTTGTATGCTGGAGATGGGGTTGAGTTCAGATTAGTGTGCAAAGATGGCAGCGGTGATCCTATCGACATCACTGGCACAGTAACTGCACAAATTCGGTTGGATCGTTTAGAAGCGACTGACCCAATAGTTGAGTTTACAGTTGGTATGGTAGACTCTTATCAAGGAATTGTGGTACTTTCATTGACTGAGGATCAGACCAGAGCTTTGGTAACTGATCCATCGGCAAAGGCTGGTAAGTTTTTAGGAGTATGGGATATTCAATGGTCACCGGCTAATACACCACCACGAACGTTGTGTCAAGGAACTGTCGAGTGTGTTGCCGATGTTACTAGATGAAGTACTCATAATAGTTGAAACAAAAGAAACTGACGTCTTTGTTCAGGATATATCAGATGTAAATTTATCTGTTAAATCCGTTACAGATGTTGATGTCATAGTTTCGAATGAGTTAGATATTGGAAATGTGATTGTTGAGGTAGCTGAAGCTCAGATCAAGCTCGAGAAACTAGACGACATTGATATTTCAGTTTACCAAGCTCCAGATATCATCATCTTGACTGCGGCTAATGTAGGTGCACAAGGAGATCAAGGTCCGCCTGGAGAAACAGGAGCAACTGGACCCCCAGGTCCACAAGGTCCAGCAGGAGCATCTCTTGCTTCATATCCGTATCGATGGAAGACAGCTACCGATGCTAGTGATCCTACTCATGGTTTCATGAAGATGAATGGACCAGTTCTGACAGCAACTCAACTGTATGTGTCTAAATATGACCAGCAAGGTCAGGCTATTCTTGGAATTGGTCTTATGAAATCTGGGGATGATCTGTATGTATACGAAGCTAGTCAATTGGATACTTGGAATCGGTATACAGTTTCCACAAAAGTAGATAATGGTGAATGGCTTACTATTGGAATTTCTTACGATGACTCTGGAGCATTACCATTAACTCCTAGTCAAAATCAAGATATGCAACTTGTTATTCCAATGCGTGGTACACCTGGACCACCGGGTCCAACAGGTCCTCCAGGCCCATCTGGTCCTGCTGGTCCAACGGGTCCTCCCGGTCCTGCATCAACTGTTCCAGGTCCTCCCGGTCCTGTGGGACCTGCCGGTAGTGTGGATGTATACGAGCAGCCCAATACTCCAACTGAGCCGACTGAAATTGGATCTCTTTGGATTGACACCGATGCTTCTCCGCCAGGTGTTTCACCTACATTTATATTTACACAAAGTTCACCTTCCGCTACTTGGATAATTGTTCATAATTTGAATAAGTGGCCATCGGTAACAGTTGTCGATTCTGGAAATAGCGTCATTATCCCTAGTATTCATTATGATAGTGTAAATCAAATTACGGCAACATTTGGTTCCGCGACTTCTGGGAAGGGTTACCTTAACTGATGCCAACTCTTGGTAACGCACTCGACTTTTCCAAGTATGAGGCGCGAAACATTAGAGCGCATCAGCTTGGTGCTGCACCTTCATCGCCTGTAACCGGGCAGTTATATTACAACAACGTTGACAATACGCTCTATTGGTGGGATGGAACTACTTGGCAGTCAGCCAAAGGTGGCGTGAGCTCTATTCCAGATGCGTCAACAACCACCAAAGGTATCATTCAGCTTGCGGGTGATCTTACAGGTACTGCCACAAATCCTCAGATTGCCACCGGTGTGATTACGGATGCCGATGTCAACGCTGCGAACAAAGATGGTCTTACCACTATTCCATCTTTACGCACTCTGAGTTTTCAGCCACAAGCTGCTATGCCGGGTAATGCTCGTCTCGATCAGATTGCGCAACCAACAGTTTCAGTAGGATTTGGTAGCCAGAAAATTGTCAATCTTGGTACTCCTACCGCTGCCTCGGATGCTGCAACCAAAGGTTATGTAGATGGGTACGTTCAAGGTCTAGATTCTCATGCATCAGTCAAAGCTGCTTCCACTGTGAATTTGACTCTTTCGGGTACACAAACCGTTGATGGAATTGCGCTTATTGCTGGTGATCGAGTTCTAGTCAAGGATCAGACTACTCAAGCTCAGAATGGTATTTACTCTGTATCCGCAACAGCTTGGTCTCGTGTCACCGACATGGACACTTGGGCAGAAGTTCCAAACGCATATGTTTGGGTTGAGCAAGGAACGGTTCAAGCAGATACAGGCTGGGTGGTAACGTCGGATCAAGGTGGTACTCTTGAATCCACGGCTATTACTTGGGTCCAGTTTTCAGGAGCTGGTCAGATCATTGCCGGAGCTGGTCTAACAAAAACTGGTAATACTCTGGATGTAGGCGGAACCACTAATCGTATTACTGTAGGAGCTGATACTATTGATATCGCCGCTACTTATATTGGTCAAGCTAGTATCTCAACTCTTGGTACTATTACTTCTGGCGTTTGGAATGGTACTCCCGTTCCTGTTACCTACGGTGGTACTGGACAGGCTACGGCGAAAGCTGGTCGTGAA